AAAAAGAAAAAAAAAAAAAAAGATTAAAAAAAAAAAAAAAAAAAAAAAAAAAAAAAAAAAAAAATATATAATGTAAGCGAATTTAATAAAATATTGGATACATTACTTAAAAAAAAGTTTAATAACATAACAATTAAAGGAGAGGTTACGAATTTGAATTTCCGTAATCATTTGTATTTCTCTATTAAAGATGAAAATTCTAAAATTGATTGTATTATGTGGAAAAGTATATATGATTTTAATAATATTCAAATAAAAAATGGGGATAAAATTATATGCACTGGTAATTATGGTATTTATCAACGAGTTGGAAAAAATCAGCTTACAATTAGAGATTTCAAAATTGAAGGATTGGGAAAATTACAAAAAAAATTTTTAGAATATAAAGAAGAATATAAATTAAATGGATATTTTGATGAAAAAAAAAAAAAAAAATTAATCAAAGAAATTGAAAATATTGGTATAGTTACATCTATAGATAGCTCAGCATATCAAGATATTTTATCTGTTTTCACTAGAAAAAATCCATATATTAATCTTTTTGTTTGTGATTCGAGAGTTCAAGGAATAAATTGCCAAATAGGATTATCCGAATCCATCAAATTATTAGATGAAAAAAATCTTGACGTTATACTAATTTCAAGAGGCGGAGGTTCATTAGAAGATCTTTGGGGTTTCAATGAACCAAATTTAATAGAAACCATATATCATTGCAAAACTCCAATAATTTCAGCAGTTGGACATGAAACTGATTATACATTATGTGATTATGTTTCGGATATTAGAGCAATAACACCTTCCATAGGTGCGGATATTATAGTTTTAGATATAAATACAATAATTCATCAAATAAAAGATACATATTTTTTAATTGAACAATTAATTGATAATGTTTATAATAATTTTTATTCAGATATGGAAACTAAAATAAATAAATTAAAAGAATTGGATCCAATCAAGGACATTTCTAAAATTCAGCAAAAAATCTCTAATTTATTTGATAAAATTACTCTTGAAACTGAACATAAAATTTATAATATAGAATCAAATATTAATGATAAAAAAGAAAAAATAGAAATGATCAATCCGAACAATCTTATAAAAAATGGTTATATCATGGTAAAGGATCATAATGATAATATTGTTTCAAAAAAAATACATTTGAAAGATTGTGAATTTATAAAATTAGTATTTATGGATGGTGAAAAAATTATTTATATATAACTATAAATTTTGCTGCATAAAACATCCCATACAGACTCTTACTGGCTTATAATATGCAAATTTAGGAACAGGATATTTATGTTTCGAACATGTATGACATACAATATTTCCACATGCTCTACAATGATGTTTTCTATAAAAAATATTAAAATCTTTGTCGCAAATTGTACATTTTTTTTTTTAAATTATTTTTATCCCATGGAGGTAAAATTTTTGTGTCATTATTTTTGATATTACGATTTGATTTTTTTGCTCTTATTAATTCATTTGTTAAATTTCTTATTTCAATTCTTAAATTGTTTAAGGATGTCTCTATTCTATCATAAATATCTAATATTTTATCATCAATTTCATCCATATTATCAATTTGGTTTTGATCCATAATTAATTTAATAAAATATTTTTTTTTATATTTAGACTTTTTAAAACAAAGAATAAAGAATAAATTATTTTAGAAACAGAAAAAATATTTTCTATAGTATCAATATAAATGAAATTAAATCAAAATTACATATTTGCTGGAATATTAATTATACTTGTATTAATCGGATCTATTTCTTTCAAACAAAATAGAGAAAGTTTTAGTGATATGGAAAGATGGGGATATAGACCACCATGTTTCGATAGTGTATCACAAAAATATTTAAAAAACCCTACGACTAGAAATATTGTTGGTCCTGATCCAGGAAGTGATCTAATCAAAAATTGGCAATATAATCCTCAAAGTACTCTTGTAGATTATAAATATTATCAAGATAATAGAGATCTAAATTATTATACATGTAACTATGATAACCAAGCATCATTACCCAGCGGGGAAAATAGATCTACTTCACAATTGGCACCTCTTACTCGAAGCAGTCTTGGTATCACAACCTTTCCAACTGAAGTAAAAGTATGTCAACCTGATTACATTCAATCCACTAGAATTCCCAATAGACAATCATCCAAGAAATATATTAAATATCCAGGTGAACCAACTACATCACCTATATTTAAAGGACCAAGTGTAACTTACGATTATTCAAATCTTTTACAAAGTTAAAATCTTTTTTTAGGTATATTTATATTCTCCTTAATTAAAAAATCATTTTTTTCATCAAAACGATATTCAGCTGGAGGATTGTAAGGCATTCCATATAATGATTTTACTTTGGTCATATTATTATATAAATTTTGACATTGTTGTTCATTACTTAAATAATCATTATGACATACACCCTCTTTATTTAACATAAAAGGTAATGTATTCCAATTCGTTTTATCCATATTTAATATTTTTTGACTTTTAGGTGGTACTTTTCTTGAATATTTAATCCATTTATTTTTTCCATTATTTACATCAATAAATCCATTTAATTGTGCTTGAATATCAGTCTTATCACTCCCAATAAAATTACCTTTCATATAGTTATCATTTTTGCATATTTGCAAATTTTGGGATTCTGTACATTTGTTTCGTCCATCTATAGTTTGAATATCTACAATAATTTTTTTATTTTTATTTTTGTCTTGAATAATTTTTTCTCTTATTTCTTCATTTTTTGTATTAGCAGGATTAATATATCCTACATTTCCAATTAAATCTAATGATGGATATTCACTGAAATTATCATGTTTACCACATTGTAACGGTTCTGCATAATCTTGATCACAAGTTGGCAGATTTTTATTAAATAACTGTGGTGGATCCATATGTTTACTCATTTCCGGATTACAAAACATATTCATTTGTTTACATTTACAATCTAAACAGTTTAAATCAGGTTGATATTTATGTATTGGACAACCCGAAAGTTGAAGATCTAAATTTAATAAATTAGATTCATTATCCACAACTTTACAAAATCCACAATATGATCCCATACCAGGATTAAATATTTTATTTAAATTAACATCCTTATTATCATTAACAATATTTGTAGCTTGAAGTTGTTGATCATAAACTTGATTAATATTTGTTCCACCCTTACATAATAAAATATTAGGTCGGAAATCATAGGTTATAGGCATTTTCTTAGAAGGAAAATTTCTCAAAAATATATTTCTATTCATATTTTCTAACTTAGAAAATTGACATAAATTTAAGGGCAAAAAACTCATATTACAACAATTATTTTTTTGCATTTATATTAGTATTGTCAGATTTTTTTTATCCATATTAATTAATGGAAAAAAAAATAACTCTAATTTTTATTATTATTGTTGTTCTTATTATAATTTCCTTGTTATGCATCTATTACATAAAATCAAAACAAAATAATCTTGATGCAAAAAATATTGAGAAATTTCCCTTCCAAAAATTTCATAAATGTAATAAATATAGAGTCGGTAGACTTCTAGGGGAAGTTTTAAATGAAAACCAAATCGAAAGAGGAAAATTAAATGATTGGGATATCTATCTTCCATGCGGTTATAACTATGTCGAAAGAGAACTCAAAAGTGTTATTCCTAAACGAGCATCCCAAATTATTTTTGGAATAAATGGCTGCGACTTCATGGTTAGTAAAAATAAATTATGGGAACATATTGTTGACTATAATGGACGGGATAAAGCAAGTCATATTATGCCTGAATCATGGGTTATTAATAATCCAAATGATATGAAATCATTTTTAAAAACATATAAAAGAGGGGAAATATATATTCTGAAAAAAAATGTACAAAGAAAAAAAGGAATTCTTCTAACCCAAAATTTAGAAGAAATATTAAAAGCAAAAGAAGAAAATTATAAAGTCATACAAAAATATATGTCCGATCTATATTTAATCAATAAACGAAAAGTCAATCTTCGTATTTATTTACTCATCATCTGTAAAGAAGGAAAAGTCAGTGCATATTTAAATGAAAAAGGAAAATGTATCTATACTAATAAAGACTATAATGATAATAATCTAGATTTTGAATCAAATATTACTAGCTATCATTTAGATCTAAGCGTTTATGATCAAAATCCATATTCTTTAGAAGATCTAAAAAATTTCATGATCTCAAGAAATGAAAACTATTATAAATTAAAAAGAAACATTGATAAAATAGTAAGCAATACTGTAAAATCAGTCGAAAAATCAATTTGTAAATTAAAAAATTTATACTATAATAAATCATTTCAACTTTTCGGAATCGATATCATATTCACAAAAGATCTAAAACCCTATTTATTAGAAATGAATAAAGGACCCGACATGATTCCAAAAAATGATATCGATCGTAAACTTAAATTAAGTGTCATGAACGACATTTTTCAAAAATTAAATGTTATCAAATATCCTACAAACCAAAAAAATGGTTTTTATAAAATAAACTAAAAAAATATTTTACTACTTCAAATTTTAATCAACCTATTCCATTGAATTTTAATAATAAAATATATACTAAATAAATTATGATACTTATATAATTACATTATTACATTATATTCAATAATATCTGGTCTTATTTTTAAGATTTCAAATTTAAAAAATAAAATATTGAATTATATTAGTATGGTTAAAAGAAGTATGAAAACTTTTAAAAAATAAACAAAAATATAAGAAGTCAAAAAGAAAAACCTCTCTTGTAAATAAGAAAGGAACAAAAAAATCTCCTATATCTCCGAAATCTCGAAAATACATTACCGGAGAGGGAAAATCACTATCAAAAGATTCTTTTTTATCAAAGAAAGGTTTGGTCTCTGGCATTGATTCCCATATAGGAATACCATGCAACCAGAAAAATTTACAATCCTTAACTAGTCTTCTTCTTCTCGCTGGATATGATAAGACGCATATCCCACCTGAGTGGAAAGACTCGGGGCTTCAATGGTTTCGGAACGGACAGTTCCAAGTACAGCTTATCCCTAAAAGTTTTAATCGCACCGATGCTGATCCTGCTATTATGAAAGCGATGGTCACGATCCCACACCTCGCATTAAGAGTCGATCAACTTCCGGGAAAGAGAAAACTCCAAGAAATCGGACTTAACCCCCTTGGTGAGGTTGCACGCCGACCGGACGGACTATACCAACTTTATGCAATGCCAGAGGGCAATCCATCCTATTTCCTTGAGCTCAATGCACGTAAAGATAGCTCGCATCAAAGGAAACGAGTAGGCGAATATCTTGGGAAAAAAAACATAAACCTAAAAAGAAATCAAAAAAAAAAAAAAATCTGAAATTATAAAAAAAATGAAAAATATGAAAAAAGTAGTGTTTTTATTTCAGGAAAAAATGTAAGAAACCTTTATTATCTTCACATAATATGAACTATAAGGCTCTAGTGGTTTTACAAAATTGAAAGATAGGATAACAGCTGAATATGAAACATAGAATATTAGAAATTTAAATTGTAAATAAAATTTTACATTTATAAATCTTTTCTACAACATGGACACAATGGTTTTTTATTCCTTTTTTTTCAATATTCGTGGAAATTATGTTTACATTTTGTTGCTTTAATGAATAATTTTTAAAATCTTCCATACAAATAGAACATGTAGAATTATAATCTTGATTATTTTCTATATCTAAAGTTACAAATGTTTTATAATAAATAACATTATCATAACGAATTAGTGAATAACCAAATCAAATAAATGAAAAACTCAATCTTCAATTACATATATATAGCTTAATAAAGATTAAAACAAGATAAATAATCAAAATATCAATATTCATTTTCAATCATGAGTATATCATCTTTGTTGATACTTTTTATTAAAAGATCTTTTTTATTAGTCCAATCATTTAATTTTAATATTTCTTTTGCTACATATAATTCATCATCTTTACTTAGCTGCATACAATCAAGATGATGAATATTCACAACTTGAGAACCTATAATGGATATAATTTTACAAACTTTATTAATATCTGTATTATTTTCCCAACTAAATTCCTTTTTTTCCATATAATGTCGCATATTTCCGTCATTCAGAATAAAAGTACTATCACAATATGAATCTTTTATTTCCTTCA